ATATATAAGGAAGCACAGTGGATAAAATGATTAAAGAATATACTACGGATAAATTTGTATCCGTAGTCCTTTGGGATAACAAAACTCTACAAGAAATTTATGAAAAAAGTGGAGAACTAGCTGACTCTAGCGAATATCAAGTACATTACTGGAGTCTAAATATGCAAAAAGTATTTGATGATGGTTCTATACTCGTAGTACAAATACCTACAACTATCTTTAACTATCCTCAAGAAGTTGCGGGAGCTAGTATAGACTTTGAGTTAAAAGACGTTGAAGAAGTATCCAATGCTCTTGCTCCGATTCAAGAACTAGAGATTACTAAGCTTTTACCTTTAGTTGAGAAACATTTTGAAGGATTTACTTTTCAATCTGTTTCACTAAATACTCTACATAGACATCCATAATGAATTTAGTTAAGGATTTGAAAGACGTTATTGAGTACGTCAAAGATATAAAAGCTAACGTAGAAAATTTAAAACTAAGGATAGATATGTCGGTAGGGTCTTCAAGAGAACCTTACCGTTCTTGGCATAACGATTTAGAATCTATAATTAAAGATTTAGAAAGGGTAATTCAGTGAGAATTTCAGTAGAACCAGAAATAACTTCTACAGTCAATAGACAAGCATTTAGTACTACAGATTTAGCTAAGGACATTAAAAACAGTCCGGGAATCGTGTATCCATTAGCTGAAGCTAAATGGCAAACGTCTATTAGTTCTATCGTAGATCATAACAGGAACGATAGAGTAGAACTTGCTCATAGTGAAGCAAGATTGTGTAACGTTGAAGGAAATGTTATTAAGTACTATAAAGGTAGATGTATATCATATGTAAGAGATCCAGAAGTAACTATAAAACCAAGTATTGCGGAAACGTTTTTCGAGATTCCGGAAAAAGTAGTTGGGGAAGGTTACTTTGTAACTGACAGAGTTCCTAAAATTACTAAGTTTATAGAAGAGCTTAAAAATTTTTGGGATAAATGCGATTATAAACCTTCTACAGATTTTGTTAAACCGGAAAATTTAACTAAAAAAACGTATAAATTTCCAGCTACGATATACTCTTACAGCGGTCTTACGTATAATACAAATCCTGAAAAAAGCGTAAATGATTTATATAATATAGATTTTTACGTCTCGTATATAAACAATCGTTTCAAAGATTCAGAGTGTATTGAACTTAAAACTAAAAAAGAATTTACAGCTCTTGCTATAGGTAAAGCTCAAAAGTATCTTTGTACTGTTTCTAAAGACTACTTAAATCTGAAAGAAGTTCCAAGTATGTTTGGAGACAGTAAAAAAGATTTAGAAGAAAGTTATTTGGATCTTTTAATGAGGATCGAAGATGACTTCATTAGTTATTGATATAGAAACAGAGAATATACCGGCTTTAGTCTCAGATATAAAAACAATACACTGTATAGCTATAAAAAAGAATAAAGACGAAACTATGTGCTTTACGTCTAAACCTTTAACAAATTCTGACGGATCGTTACAAGATGCTAAAGAAATGCTATCTAAAGCAGATCTAATAATAGGGCATAATATATGTAAATTTGATATTCCGGTAATTAGGAATTTACTTTATGATATATCTTGCCCTATCGTAGATACGTTAATAGATGCAAAATTAACATACCCAAAAGACATTCTTAAAAGTATTGATTATGGTATTGACGAGTTACCTAAATCTCTTATAGGTTCATATTCATTAGAAGCCTTCGGTTATAGATTCGGTTTAAATAAAATCGAATTTAACGATTTTACCGAACTTACCGAAGATATGGTAACGTATTGTAAAAGAGACGTAGATTTAACTTATGAACTATACGAGCATCTAAGATCACACGTCGATTACCCTAGTTCTAAAGTCAGAGAACTAGAGTATAAGGTAGCTAGTATCATTTATGAACAGCAAGAGTTCGGTTTTTGGTTTGATATAGATAAAGCTATGGATCTAGCTACAAAGTTGAAATTTAGGCAGATGAATCTTGAGCATAAACTTTTAAAGATATTTCCGCCTAAGTTTGAACCTGATGGAGATGTAATAGTTCCGGCTAAAGCTAGGGTAATGAAATTGAGAAAAAACGTAGAGTTGCCTAGTTACGTTAATCTAACGAATTATTTTAGTCCTTTACCTATTGCTAAAAATGGTAAGTATAAATTTCCTCCAAAATCTATGAAATGGTCTGATAAGCCTTATAGAATAGTTCATCAAAGATTTGACGGAGAATACCAAAAAATCAAATTAGTTAGATTTAATCCTAATTCTAGACAACAGATAGCTAGTAGGCTTATCGAAACATTCGGTTGGAAACCTGTAAATTATACAAGTAAAGGTAATATCAAGGTAGATGAAAGCATCTTAGGAGAAACCTTTGATCTTACCGAAGACACTATTATTTAACTTCTTATAAAACTTTTCATTTTAACCCGCATAATTTATATCATAAAAACATTTCTTAAATTTACTTTGAAAAGGAGAAATATGACAGAAATTGAGAAATGGCAAGCGGTAGATAAAGTAGCTTCTTTATCTAAAGATAAACGTAAAGTCGGTTGTTGTTTATTTCCTATAAATAAAAAACATACATATTACTTTGCAGCATATAACAAAACTCCATTAGATTTACCTACAAGAGATTTGGAAGGTCATACGGTTAGAGAAGTCATTCACGCAGAAATAGGTGCTTTAATTTTTGCGGAAAAGGGAGAGTACGATCTTTACTGTACGTATGCCCCTTGCGTAAATTGTGCTTCGGCTATCATACTATCTAATAAAGTTAAATCCGTTCATTATCAGTCTCTTTTAAACGGTAATGAAGAAGGTTTAAAATTGTTAGAACAAGCAAATATACCCGTATTTCAAGGATAGCTAATGGAAGATTTAAATAGTACATTAGCTACTTTGAAAGAATATCTAAAGCTAAGCAAAGACTTAGGTCAGTTACTTACTGGTTCTGGTAGCTTTATAAATTGCTTTAACAAAGATACCCATAGACTTCACGGTAGAGTAGATTCTTTAGGAGCAAATACAGGAAGAATGACTCACTCTAAACCTAATATTACTCAACTATCTAAAGATTTAGAGTTTAGAGAACTTATGAGCGTTCCTGAAGGTAAGCTCTTAGTAGATGTAGATGCGGATGCGTTGAGTTTAGCGCATATAAAACAGATTGAACTCGGTGAAACTCCTAACGTATAAGACGAGGACAATACCGAACTAAGACAAGAGTAATCTTGTAAAGCGTAACGACTATCTCGAAAGAGAGTACATTGCAAGCTTATGGCAATGGAAGCGGTCTGGTATAGAAATATACGTGATATAGTCTGATCTTATAGGAAACTATGAGCAGTTCATAAGAGAACGTAGTAGCCTTTGCGAAGCTACTAGAACACAAATGTAGAACTCGTAATGTTAGGACATTACTTAGGACAGTTTGATAACTACGAATTTGCTCATATCGTAGATACGGGTAAAAAATCTAACGGAACGGATATTCATACGGTCAATCAGCATAGAGTAGGACTTCCTACAAGAGATGCCTCAAAGGTCTTTATTTATAGCGTTATATATGGTGCTGGAGAAACTAAGATAGGCATTCAGACTTGGGATAAAACTCCTTTTGAATATACTTCACAAGAGTACCGTCAAGCTAAAGAGAAAGTTGAAAAAAGACTTACGTTTATAAATGGTAAAGCTTTTTACCCTATAGCTAAGGAAACATTAGCTCCGTACGACGAAGACATCATAATGCAAACTATTTACGGTGCTAGAGTATCTACGTTGTTTAGGGATAACACTAAAGGATATAAGAAGTTAGTAGAACACACGATAGCCAACGTTAAGAACAACAAAATCATAGGCTTAGACGGAAGGTTACTTAATGTCCGTGCAGAGCATAAAGCCTTGAATCTATTGCTTCAAAGCGCAGGAGCTATCTTTATGAAATACTATCTCATATGTATTGATGAAGGATTGAATAAACTCTTTACTCACGGTAAAGAATATGCTTATGTAGCTAACATACATGATGCCGTTAATTTAGAGATCATTCCGGAAGTTAAAGAACCCGTTAAAGAAATTTTAACTCAATCTTTTAAAACAGCTAGCGATATGTTAGGACTTAAGTATCAAGTAAAAGGAGAACCTCACTTCGGACGTACTCAAGCAGAAACTCATTAAAGGAGAAAAATGAAAGAGTTTTTTATAAAAAATTGGTTTTTAATATCTCTGATAGCTTTTATTACTTGCGGATTCATAAAGACTGATGAATTGATGAAAGATAGGACTAAAGCTATCTTAGAAAGTGCAGAAGCTACTGAAAAAGTTATTGAAGTTGAAGAACAGTTGTATACCATAGCAGGTTTATTAGATTCGCAATTAAAACAAGACATCGCTAGATTTAAAGAGATGAATAAAATCTATGCAAATATGCTAAATAAAGACCTTACTATGACGGAATATGTTCAAAGAGCATCTAAAGAGTTTTCCTTAGATCCACTGTTGCTAACAAGTTTAATTAATTCCGAAACCGAATTTGATCCGACTAAAGTACATAAAAATAATCAAGTATCAGGCTTGGGAGGTATTCATTCCAAATACTGGAAAATACCTAATAAAACTATAGAAGAACAAATTTATGCTACAGCTTTTGTATTAAATTATTATATAACTAAAAGCGACGGAGATATCATAAAAGCTCTTACGGCATATAAAGGAGTGTCTGAAATCGGTAAAAATAGAGCTTTAGCCGTATACAACGCCTATATGAACATAAAGGAAAAAAATGCTGACAAAGATTAATGGTAGAGTTCATAAAGTGAAATTAGAAAACTGTTTTTTAGAGCCTTACGAAGTAGCTGAACTTATGAATGAAGCAGGAGAGCTAAGACTACCTGAAATAGTATGGAATCTAAAGGAAGAAACTACTGTATCTCTTATAGACTTTATTCATAGATATTTTAAAAGGGTTGAAGATGTATGACTTATTACGAATAGAATTAGAAAAGAAAAATGCTTTTTCTACAAAAATGCCTAAATTTTTTACTGACCTAGCTAAGAGTATTCCAAATACTAGAGTTTCAGATAAGATGAAACTAACGATAGCTGTAAGTGAGTTTATATTATTTGCTTCACAGTTTAGACGAAATATCTTACACTGGAACACTAGCTCTATTCCTATTAATGCTATTACGTTTTGTATAACCGGTAGCGGAGTAGGTAAAGATAGCTCTATAAATGCTATGCGAAAGAATTATAGACTAGGTTACGAGTTTATAAACTCTGTTAGAGAGGGTAAAGCCATAGAAGCAGCGATTAGGTCTGCTAAGAACAAAAATCTAGCTAAAGCAGATACTGCTGAAGTTTATTCAAAGTTTTATTCTCCACCTATTCCGTTGTTTGCAGCTCCTTCGACAGTTGAAGGCTATATAGCGTATCTAAATGAAATAGATGAGGACGGTATAGGAGCAGGATTTATAACTAGCTCAGAGTTTGGTTCAGAGCTTTTAGTATCTCCGGTCATTACTTCAAACCTTCAACTGTTATCTGAGATGTACGATGAAGGTAAGAAAGAAGTAAAGGTTATAAAGGACAAAGAACGTCAATCGAAAGAGATTAAGAATCTTCCGGTATCGGCTTTATTCGTAGGAAGTCCAGATAATATACTTTTTGATGATACAGTAAAAAGAAAGTTCAAGATTGAGTTTAGTTCAAAGTTAGCTAGAAGAAGTTTCTTTAACTACAATGTTGAAATACCTCCACAAAAAGAATATAGCAAAATTTCTGAAATGATTACTGATGAAATAGCTTTAGAAGATACTGCTAGAGAGATTATAACAGCTTATGAAAATATATTCTTAGATATTGCAAAAAAGCAGTATGAAAAACGAAAGATACCTTTAACAGTATCTAAAGAAGCTATTGCCCTGTTTACTACATATCGTAGATATAACGTAGAAGCTAGCGATATGATTAAAAAGCAATATCCTATATCTAAGATTGTTAGAGCGCATATGCAGTGGAAAGCTTTAAAGCTAAGCGGAGCGATAGCAATCTTTAAAGATCACGATACGATTACCGAAGAAGATTACTTAGAAGCTATTAGATTCTGCGAGGTCTTAAATGAAGATATGATGAACTTTGAAATAGAGTTGGTTAAAGAACCTTATGAACTTTTTGTTTCCTTAGTTCAGCAACTGTTAGAGAATAATAAGTGCTTCGTAAATATCCATCTTCTTAAAAAGCTAGGCTATATTCAAGGAAGTTCAAACATATCTCAAAGACTTAAAGAGCTTGCGACATTAGCGGGAAGTTATGATGAAAGCGGAGTGTATAAAGCCGTTGAAAACGGTATTGAATACTCTAAAATCATTAAAACTAATGCTCTTGGAGTAAGTTACTTAGAATGTAGCGGAACTAAGGAAGAGCGTCAAAGTAAGTGTGCAAGCGGTTATAGTTATGCAGAAGTCGATTTCAAAGCTTTAGGAGATATGCTTTTAAAAGACTATGCATATAGTCCGTTTAAATTCAAAAACGGAATAAGAGGTAAAGCTAACATTGAAGGAGGAACTAAGTGGATTGCTTTAGATGTAGATAAATCTATATTTACGGATGAGCAAACTCATTTAATTCTTCAAAACTTCAATCACCATATCGTAAGAACTTCTAATCAAAACAATCCTAATAAATTTAGAGTATTACTTGAGTTAGATAGCTTTGTAGATCTAGACGATAGAGCATATAAAGCTTTTATTGAAAGTATAGCTGAGTATTTAAGCTTAGATATAGATCCTTTACCTAAGTCTCAGATATTCTTTAGTTATGCCGGTAGAAAAGTTTATTCCGTTACAGATAAAGAGCCTATCGAAGTTAGATTGCATCTTATCAACGCAAATAACGAAACAAAACCTAAAGTGCCTTTAGATTCTTTGTCAGATCCTCAAAAGAAAGCTTTACTATCTTCTCCATTTGATACCTTTAGATATGCGTTTGAAGCTAATCAAGGCGAAGGTAGTATTAGCCTTATTCGTGCAGCTAAGCATGCTAAAGATCTTGGAATGGATAAAGAAGGAATACTAAATCTAATGGAAGAGATTAACTCTTACTGGGAAGAACCTATGGAACAGACTAGGTTTGAAAATACAATTTTAAATCAAATTAGAAACTGGAGTATGTAATGGCTACAAGATGTTTAATTGGATGTAAAGACCCAAATACTAATAACATAGACTACATATACTGTCATTGGGATGGTTATCCGCAAGGCGAAGGAGGCGTAGGAGATACTTTAAAAAGGTTTTATACGTCAAAAGATAAAGTTAAAAAACTTATATCGTTAGGGGATCTAAGTTCTTTAAGACCTAGATTAGCTCCTGAACCGGGTGAAGAGCATACGTTTGAAAATTTTCTTTCAAACGTATGTATTTTTTATCATAGAGATAGGAAAGAACCTTATGAAGAAACGGTTCATAGAACTAATATAGGGTTTGAACTAGAACCTCCTTTAGGTCCTGAATATCTCTATCTTTTTGAAAATGGTAAATGGAAGTATTGTGAGAAAAAACACGATTGGAAAGAGTTATGAACTTAAATAGAAAACAGTTGATAGTTTATAACTGGTTTATTTCAGCTATGCCAAAAGACACTAGAACAGTACTTCTAACCGGAGCGGCAGGAACGGGTAAAAGTTATCTTATATCTAAAATAGCTCAAAATTTTAAAGGTAGCGTACTTATAACGGCTACAACGAATAAAGCTAAAGCTAATCTAAAAGAAACTACAGGTAAAGAAGCTTACACAACTCACTCAGCTTTAGGTTTCGTAATGATTCGCAATGGCACGCAAGAGTACCTAAGCGATATAAACGAAGCTAGGGAAGCAGATCTTTTAATAGTAGACGAAGTATCTATGCTACCTAATCAAGTTTATCAAAAGATTCTTAAAACTCCTTATAAATACATTTTATTCGTGGGAGACGAATGTCAGTTACCGGCAGTAGGAGTGAAAGCTAAGATTCAAACAGACTTAAGCGTAAATCTAACGCAACAAATGCGTCAAGATGAAACGGATGTAAAGCTTAAAAGGTATATGGAAAAGTTAAGAGAATCCATTAAATCCAAAAAACTTCCGGATTTTAAACAAGACTTACCTAATAATATTGCAATGTACGAAGACCATAAAGAGTTTTGTAAAGCCTATCTGGACTGCGAATCTTCTAAAAGAATCTTAGCTTACTCAAATAAAGTAATTGATGCTTACAATAATAACATAACCGGTAAAGAAAGATATAAAGCAGGAGATTTATTAGTTATAGATAAACCTTTAGGTAAAGCTAAGAATGGAGATATAGTCGAGGTTATGACTGCTGGAGAGTATGAAGATAGATTCGTAGTAAGAGTATCTTTTGATGGAAATCAGTATGGTTTTTACGTTATGAAATCTAAGACACTTGAAGAAAAGTTTTTAAATAAAGCATTAGAACTTGGTCAAGAGTACTATTGGAATACGGTAGATAGTATATATCATCCTAAACATATCTATGCTTCTACAATTCATAAAGCTCAAGGACAGACAATCGAGGAAGTTTTTATAGATGCTAGAGATATTGCTGCTCAGTTAGATAGGAAACCTTCGAGATATAACCATTACAATGGTCCTATATCTAATGAAGAGTTTTTAAAACTCTTTTATGTCGCATTGTCCAGAATGAAAGTTAAAGCTCATGTTTTCATAGGAGAGAAAAGATCGTATAAAAATTTGAAAGGAGAAAAATGAATCCGGAAATATATAAAGTTTTAAAAGAAATCTTTGAAGGATTTCAAAAGATACTTGCTTTAGTTACGCAAGAAGAGGATAAGAAGTATAAAAGCTCTACTCTAATAGACGACATCGCTTCAGAAGTGTTAAAACCTACAGAAGTAAAGCGTACTACTACCAACCCTTTTACCGTAGAAGAAGTTAGAACAAGATATTGGGGTGAGAGTGAACTTAAATCTGTAGCATATTGCGCAGATGAATTTACTCCTAAATCTAAAAGAACTTTAGAGTACTTGTTACGAATTCTTCCTAAAGAATATACTGAAGCTTCCGTTAGATCTAAACTAAGACGCTTAGGATACGTTGTACGTAAGGGAGTAATATGTCAGAAATAAAGGTCAATCTAATTAAAGTAAGTGAATATAAGGTGTCTATAGAATCAGCTAAAGACGAGAACGAAGCAATACAAAAAGCTTTAGAATACTTTCATGCGCTTCCTACGCAATGTCAGGAAGCTTTGTTGGTAAATACAGAATGGCAGGAGAATGTAGAGTGGAATTAAAACCTATGAATTATAAAGAAAATTATGAAGGATTGATTCCTGAGGGAGCTTTTAGAATATCTCCATCGGCGGTATCAAAATTTACAGATAAGAAATGGGAGTGGTATCGTGCCCAAGTATTAGGTGAAGAGGTGTTTAAAGGTAATTTTTTCTCAGTGTTAGGCTCTTGCGTGCATAGAATAGCAGAAAGCTATACTAAGTTACAAAAAGTAGATAAACAAGAGTTGTATGACTATATAGATTCTAGCGAATGTCTTGAACAAGAGGAGAAAGACCGTATTAAAGATCAAATGATACCTATGGGTCAAGTATTGATAGATTATCTAAGAGTTCACGGTATTCCTGAAAAATCAGAGGATGCTATATGCGTAGAACTGATGCCGGGAGTATATGTAGGAGGTACAGCAGACGCTCTTATAGGAGATACGATAGTAGATTATAAAACTACTTCTAAGATAACTCCAGATGATTATATACCTATGCACTATAAATGGCAGTTGCTTACTTATGCTTGGGTATACAGAAAACTAGGTGTAGACGTAACTCGTATGCGTATAGTATGGATTACTCAAAATATAGTAGGACGAATTAGCGAAAAGACTGGTAAACCTATGAAAGACTATCCGTCTCAAGTTGTTCCGGTAACGGAGTTAATAACTGACGAAGATATGGAGTTTATAGAGCAATATCTAAAACTTATAGCCGAAACATATCTAAAAGCTAAAGAGTGTCCAGAACTGACTTACCTTCTATATTCCGATTATAGATTAAAGGAAATCTAATGGGATGGAAAGTCTATAAAGTACCTATAGAGCATAGACAAGCTATGGAGGCTATTATGAAAGGATATGATGCGGATGAAGCTGCTGAATTAGTGCCAAAAGATCAATGGAGAAATATAGCATACTTTGGAGAGCTAAATGATGCAGGACTGTTCGTAGATGCACTCCATACGCCTGATGGATATACAGCAATTTATACAATAAGAGAGGAGAAAGATTAGTGGCAAATACTGTAAAGCTTTTAGTTGCAGGATATGAGGCTAGTGGTAAATCTACCGTTACTTCAAAAGTAAAGAATGCTTTAGTTATAAATTTTGATAAGAAAGAGTACGGTTTTCAAGTACCTCACGCAAATTTTAAAAAGTATGAAGGTATAGATAGCGTTATAGATTTCATAAATGATAAGATTTCTAGTTATAAAGAAAAGTTTGGTAGTTTTCCTGAAGTTGTGATATTAGATACTATAACTCAACTGTATGCGGCTATGACCAAATACAATTCAGTAAAGTATTCTAATTTTAAAATACACGAGCAAAATAATATAGATACTCTTGAATTAAATAATTATATTGAAAATGTTTTGATAGCTAATGGAGTATCTGTTATAGTTGTAGCTCATACGGTAGTAGACCCTGATAGCGGTCGTCATATCATCCCGGCTCAAGGTCAGTTCGCTAAAGCCGGTTCTTGGTTATCTATCGTAAATGATGCTATATTCATTGAAAAATCAAGCGGTAAACTGATAGTGTTTTTTAAGAGTTTCAAGTATCCCGCAAGGAGTACTTTGAAAGAGTTGCCTGAAAAGGTCGATATGGATAAATTCGATATCAACGAATATATCCAACAACTTCTAACTTCTAAAGTAGAAGCAGAGGAATATATATTATAAAGGATTTAAATGGCATTTTTTACACCTAAGGTAGACACCAAAGCAATTGCGGAGTCAGATTTTGAGTATATTAAACAAAGCGGTATTTACGATTGTAAGATTAAGTTTATTAGCGTAAAAGTAAATGATCACGGAGCTAGAAGTTTGGACTTTAATGTAGAGTACAAAGGTAGTACTCTTACTTTGTACGGTTTAAAACTAGACGATAACAAAGGTAACGAACACTTTCAACGTAAAGTATTTAATAAGCTATGTATCATAGCTGGATTAGAGTCTATTGATGAGCCGGTAGAAAGAACTGAGATAGTTGGTAAAGATAGAAAAGAACAAGAGTTTAAAGTCCTTGATCAGTTCGATGAATTTGAAGTCAAGATTAGAATTAGATATAGGTATTCTAAGTATGAAGGTAAGATCAGAGAAAACCCTGAAATAATGGGCTTTTATAGAATTGAAGACGGAGCTACGGCAGCAGAGATTGTAAACGATACTGAACCCGGAGTACAGCTTGAGAAAGATCTAAAATATGCTTCAGAGAACAAGTATGATGACGGTTTAACTATAGCCGAAGTAGAAGCTTGGAAAGCTGAGGGAAAAAATAAAGACTCCGGTACTGCTCAACCTAGCGAACCGGCAAAAAAATCTAATCCGTTTAAAAAATGATTTTATGCGGAATAGATCCCGGAGCTAACGGATCTATTTCAATATTTGATGGTAACGAAATATATTTTAGAGACTATAAAATTAAAGGTCTGTTATCGTATATTGAGTTACTCACTACTTACTCCCCTGACCTATGTATAGTTGAAAAAGTTCATTCTATGCCGGGTCAGGGAGTATCTTCAACGTTTAGTTTCGGACAAAGATTAGGAGAAATCGAAGGTATGTTAATGACTCTTAACGTACCTTATCAATTAGTTTTACCTAGAGTCTGGCAAAAGAATCTAGGTTTAAACCCTAAAGCAACTAAAAAAGACATTGCTTCCGTCCTTCTTAAATTGTATCCACATGCTCAGTTATACGGTACTAAAGGAGGTTTATTAGATGGACGTAGCGATTCTTTAGGTTTGCTTCATTTCGCAAGGACAACATATAATGTTTTATAAAGATTTTGTTAAAAGCGTTTCATCTCTTTCAGATGTTCCGCAAAGCAAGGTAGATGCAGTACTGAAAGCTTTACCGAAAGTTCTAATTAAAGAAGTTTTATCTAAAGAAGATAAGCTAAATATACCTTACTTCGGTACTTTTTATACGAAACGTCGCAAAGGTTATATAAACGATACTAAGTTCAATGCAGTTGTAAGCAGTTTTAGATTTTCTAAAAATATTAAGGACAATGTGAAACAGTATGCAAGTTAATGATATATTGAAAGAGAGACAAAGTACCCACGGTGATTTCAGTAACGTTGCTAAAGTAGCTCAAAATCTAAAAGATATTTTTTACGAAAATCTACAGGGAGGTTTGAGCAATATTCAAGCAGAAGCTATTGAAATGATTTTTCATAAAATAGCTAGGATAGCTAGTGGAAATGCAAGCTTCAAAGATCATTGGAATGATATAGCAGGATATGCCGTATTAGCTAGCAAAGAAAACTTAGATGACTTAGACGACGTTATAAGCTGTATCGCTTACGGAAAGAACGAAGATGAACGAAGAGAAGCTATTAGAACTTTTTTCGAGAGCATTCGAGACGAATCTGTCAAAGATCGTGAATGCTCTTGAACTAAGAGAGCTTCAAAGACTCTATCCTAAAAAGATTCGAGGGAATCTTAAAACCGCAGAAATGTTAGGCATTACGCCTAACGCTTTGCGGCTTAGAGTTTATAAAAGAGAATATCTAGAAGGAATTCATTTTAAGAGAATTTCGGATAGAATATTAGTTTGGGATAGAGACATTCTTTTACGAGAAAGGTTTAAGAATGAAGCTATATAAAAAGAATAATAAGATATACGTCGATTATTCGTTAGGTGCTGAACGTATAAGGAAGTCTTTGAAGTTAGAATGGAATAAGACCAATCTAAACTACGTTAGATCAGAAATTATACCTAAGCTTTTAAAACAAACCGGACAAAGCAAAGAATATAGTTTATACGAACTATTAGATATGGTAGTAGAACAAGTTAAAACTTTTAAAAAAGTTTCTACTGTTTATATGTTATCTAGTTTAATTTCCATAACTAAAAGGTATGTCTTAGACAGACCTATAGATAAGTACACGGTAAGAGATATTGAAAACGTATCTTTAGCTATGTATAAAGACGGATATGCTTCAGGTAGTATAAAAAATAGTATCAATCTTTTAAAAAGGACATTTGATCTAGGTATCAAGCTAGGGGTTATTAGTTTTAATCCAGTATTTCAAATCTTTATACCGAGTAGAAAAAAGATAAAAAGAGTAGTCTATTCTAAAGAACAGGTTAAAAGACTTTTAGAAAGTTCAGATGGAGAATTAAATACTTTTTTATATCTAGCGGTATATACCGGAGCAAGACCGGGAGAAATACTTGCTTTAACGAACGAAGATCTAAAAGATGATAGAATAGTTATAAAGAAAACTTTAGCTATTAATACAAAGAATATTCAAACTACTAAGACAGGTAAAGCTAGAGAAATTGTTATACCGGAAACTTTGAAAAGTAGATTGAAATATTTTTCAAGATTTTCAAGAACTTATTCTACGCTTACAAAACAATTTCAAAAATTATGCAAAGAATTATCTTTACCTTATGGAGGACTTCATAGTCTTAGGCATACCTATGCTAGTACTCTTTTAAACGATAGGGTTGATCCGTTAGTTATAAAAGAACTTCTAGGTCATAGAAGCCTAAAGATGCTTGAAAATGTCTATGGACATTTTATGGGCTATAGTAAAGAAGATTTTGATAGCATAAATAGCAGTTTAAATTACGGTTTGGTAAAAAATTGACACCAAATAAATTTAGAAATACTTAAAATACGAAGTTTCATAAGCATTTCTAAAATTTGAGATGAATTTTACCATAGAAATGTAAAATCAATAAATAGAATGTCTTTATCCCCAAAAATGGAAATTCTAATGGATTTAGAAATACTATCTAATCTATTAGAATTTCTTTTTCTTGGCAACTTTTTGACACTATTTAGGAATATAGTTAAGTCCGGCAGGAGTAACAGCATTCACTACCATTTCAACAGGATTAGACGTTAGTACGTCATAATTCTTTGTTATGATAGAGGAATCAAAAGGAGTCTCTAAGCCTGTACCTAATTTAGAGTTAGCTATGATACCTAACAAACCTTGTATAGGTTTTCTACCTAAAATGTCGTGTGTTAAAACTTTTTGTATTCGTGTAAAGAACTTACTAAATACAAAGAAACCTCTTTGTTCTAAAGCGGTTCTCAACGGAGACATAGGTAAATCATAGTTAATGAAAGCATCTCGTATAGTATCTCTAATTAATTCTTTATCTTTGATACCTTGAGCTTCAAGACCTTTCTTTAAAGCATACCTAGATACAAAGTCGCTATATTGAAGTACTTTAGCTAAAGTTTGATACATAGTAGTCTCTTTAGTTATAAATAACATATCAGTACCGACTTTAAGAGGTTTAGGAAGCCTGTTTCTAACTTTATCTATTTTAGTATCAAAAGCGTCTTGCTTATCGTTATATTCTACATCTTCTACAATCGAGCTAAACATACCCCATTCAATCATATCTTTAACCGGAGAGTTATTCAAGCTTCTCTTTAGATTGTTATATTCCGCTTCATTTATTTTCTCTCCCATTTTTTTCTTATTCTTTAAAACCTTTAATCTAATAGCATTATCTCGGTACTCGCTAAGGGCATTTATACCTTCCATATGGTCTTTAAATGCTTGAGCAGGAGTACATCCCTGCATAATACACTGATTTAAGTTACTTATGATATTACTAAGTATAGTCTTTGTGCTTTTCACGACTACTTCAGCTTTTGCTACTTTAGTTAGTTTTCTAACTAAAGCATCTCCTATTTTAAACGCCATTCTAAAATGTTTATTCTGTATCCTTTGCATAGGTTTAGTTTTACTTATATCTATATCTCTAAAACCAAATAGCCAGTTTATCATATCCTTACGTATCATAATAGGTCTTCCTGCAAAACGTTCTTTTAATCTATCTAAGAAAGAGTCTGGAAGTATTCTATAAATATCCCTCATTCTCTCATTAGTCGAGTATTTAGCTAGCTCTACAAACGGAGTTAGTTTTTTCTTATTCTGATTCTCTTCCCAATACTCATAGATAGCGTCTGCTATCTCTGCATTATGTTCAGCAGTTTTAACCTTATCAAACTTTGTAGATTCCATTATAGCTAAGTTCTCGAATACGTCTGTATCTAAACCTAAAGCAGTAGTTTTTAGAGCTTTACTCATTACATACCTAAACTGTTGGAAATGTCCTGTAGAGTCTATAATAGGTAAAAGACTTATATCGTTATCTTGTTTAGGAGGTATAATTTCTTTAAACATTCTATTCAAACTAGCTCTATGCTTAGCTGTAGTATTTTTTAAAGTTTTTTCATACTCTTCCTTAGATACGTTTTTACCTTTAACTAAGTCATCTACGTAAAGGTCTGCTAAAGTATGTCCTTTGGATTGTAAAGACGTCAATTTGACGGCAGCTTTGTTCCATGTAGGCTGAGAACTAATCCAAGTATTCCTATAGAACTGTCTCGGAGCAGAAAAGCTATCGGTAGAGTCTTTATCTAATACATTAGATATAGGCTCATATCCTTCGGTCTTTAATTCGTCTGCATCAGCTGCTCTTGCTATAAGGAAATCTGTACCGTTATCTAGTTTTTCAGACCTATAACCTTTTACTTTATTGAATGAAGAATTCTTAAATAGTTTTCTATCAGAATCTTGTTTATAATTTTTGATAAATGTAAGTATTCCTTGAACCCCTTTACGTTCTGTTTTAATCATATCTCGTAAAGTTGCAGTAACTCCCGTAGACATTTCTAAAGCTTTAAGAGTAGTTAGTTTATCTATCAGATCTATAACTTTACTATCCACTTTACTAGCGCTATACTTAGTTTCTCCCATTTTGGCTATATTTTCAGCATTAAGGAATTGACCGTCCATAGATACTTTGTTAGTTACCATATAATACGCTAAACCGGTAGATTGATTGTCTACGTACATCATAAACTCTTTTGTAGGAACTTTAGCTAGGTTTATATCCTTTCTTACAGCTTCTTGAAGTTCATCTTGAATAGTCTTTATTTCATTTTCTAAAGCACTTTCAGAAGATAACATATCATATACGTCATCTAAAGAATATCTATCCATGAGGCTATCTAAGTCAGTATCTATAATAGCTTTACCTAATGCTTGGCTTTCTTCTTTAGTAGGTTCTTTCGTAAACCCTTCTTTCAAAGCTTTAGCCGTAGCATATCTTTCGACCATCTTAGCCGCATCTATACGGTTTGATGTAGCAATAAACTGCTCTACAGCTCTACCGAATTTATCAGGCTTATGGAAGTCTTGAGACAGTGTTTGCAAACTATCTCCATATCTAGCTATATTCAATCTATCTAAGAGTTTATAGTACCTTTCTCTTGTATCTGGGTCAAGAGCTCCTAAAGTCTGTGCAGCAGCAATTAGCTTTATTTTACCGAACCATGTTTTAGGATTTGTATTCACCCTTAACACTATCTTATTTTCGACTAAGTCTTTTATAAAGTCATCTACTTTAGCATTTATTCTTTCGTTACCGGTTTCTATAACTCCTTTAATCAAAGCTCCTACAGTACTTATTCTTTGAGCTTTAGCAGCTTTAACTTTATTATTTGCATTAGCTATTTTCATGCTTGCTGAAAGTAATGCGTCATATAAAGTCTTGTTTCTACCAGCCCCTTTAGTTATGAGGTTAAAAGTATTTGCCATAAGGTCTTTTACGCCTTCAACCATACGTTCAAATAGACTCATACTCTCTTTTTTATTTTCTCTTTGGATAAATTCTATACTCTTTAGTTTAGCTACGAGTTTCTTATTCGTTAGACCCATAGTTATAAACTCACTTAAACCTCGTTCATCGTTATTCTTTAAGTAGTCATAACCTCTTTTAGCTAACTTCATATCCTCTTCAAGGCTTCCTGTAGATACTTCAGGCAAGAAGTCCTCAACGGATAGCTTAGATATAGCTTGTCTATGAATGGCTTTTAGATATTGACCAGACCTAGAGTTTAGTCCAAGTAATTTTAAACCGAGTACAGTCATAGCGTGTACGATTTCGTGAGCATACGTTTCCTCTCGACTTGGAGAAACTCTTGAAGTATTTGTTCCACTAGATATGTTAATCTTATTATTACTAAGGTCATATAGTCCTTCATTTTCGTTAGCTTCAGAGTTCTCAAGAGCTACTTTAAGACCTTTCATAGCTTCAGGATTTACTCCTACTACTTCTTTAAGTACTTGGTCTAAGTGTCTACTGTGCTCTTCATCATATACTCCATCTAGTTTATCTAGTTCTCGGACAGTATTCTGTGCTTCATAGATTTTTTCTACATTTCCATCAAAATCTTCTATAAGTACTTCATCGTCTCTAAAGAGAGTTCTTTCTGTATTTGAAGTACCTAAAGTATTTGTATCTTTTTCAACCTTCTCTAGAAATTTTTTAGCTTCTGTTTTTAGCTCATTCATAATCTCTTTTAGTTTTTCTTGGTTTCCTTTATATTTTGCAAAAAGTACAGGTAGTTTAAACGAAAGATCTATAAAAGGGTTTTTATATATTCTTACAGATTCATCGAACTCATCTTTTATAACTCTTTGGGTTTCTTTCTTTAGTAAGTACTTTCCAACCGCACCATAATTAGGACTATCAGGATTAAATATATCGTTGTGTACAGCTTCTATAAGAGTATCGACTGAGTTATCTAAGACTTTTTCTGCTTGACGAACGGGAGCTGGCTTTTCATAAGCTTGTTTAGAATCTTTGAAAGGTATTTCTTGGAAAACAAGGTCTATATCAAAATTATATATAACCTCTCCCATAAACTGTTCTACATTATCTATCTGTCCAGATCCAAAAAGATTTAATAAATCTAAACTCATTTTATTAATGTTGCCTACATCAGCATATCCATCATAATCAAGTGAAAACTCCCATTCAGAGCTTTTAGTAACTTGCTTGATGTAGCTATCAAGAACTTCTGGATCACTATTAGAAAATATTTCTTTAATTTCTTTAGTAGCATTATCTAAATCTTGTTTCGTAGCTTCTTTAGATACTTTTTCCGTTACAGGAGTTTTATTTACTTTTCTATTTATTCTTTCTAGCTTAGATACTACATCATCTTTTCCCTTAGATCTAAAGTATTCTATAGCTTTAGGAATTTTTGTATTTAAATCACTATCGACAACTCCTTCATAATCGTACATAAAAGTAGCCATAAGATTTTTTAACTCTTTAACGCTATCTATTGTTTTAACTTCAGAATATTCGCTATCTTTTATACCATTTTGAATGTTATCATAATTCACTGAAGCATTTTGGAGAAGTACTTTATTAAACGCTGAAACATAGTGAGCAAGCTCTAAGCGGTCTCCTAAACCTTCTACAGGCTTTCCACGTTTCTTAGGTATAGTATATGCTTCAGTACCTCTAGCCATTGTAACGGCTTGTTCTAAAACATCACGCTCCATAGAGTCTTCATAAGCTACTTTATTAAATACTTGGTTAGCTTCTTTAGCATTCTTAGACGAAACGCTTACGGCATCGTGAATCGGAAGTAATCCCATATTCTTAGTAGCTTCATCATTTAGAGTATTTGCCATAGCTACTCCATCGGCTTGGTGAATCATTCCAACGTTAGCACTAGCTCCTACATCTGATCTTTGTTTTTCCTTACCGTTAAGAGTTTTAGATACAAATCTAAAAGTACCTTTAGTATCTACTCCGTTTATTCTCATAACCCCTAAAGTTTGAGAAAAATTCGGATTAATTACTTTTTTCGTACTCCACATCTCTACTTTAGCATTCGTGCCTTTATAACTCTTAGGCTGAAAGTAAAAGAAAGGTTTAGGAAGTTCTTTTTCTACTTCTTTCCATAATTCTTTATCCTCTTTAATAGTAAGAGTCTTTTTATTGTCTTTAGCCAGCTTCTCTTGTTTCTTTTTAGCATATAATTCATTCTGAGCTTCTAATCTAGAGTTTACGGCTGTATTGATTAAATCGTTTATAACAGACATTCCGGGATACATTTTATCTAAGGCATTGATTAGGGGGTATTTTAATATACTGTAGTAAGTAGCTTTTAAAGCATGACCTAAAGTAGTGAATTTAGTATAATCTCCACCATCTCTTTTAGGCACTTTAAACGTATATCTATATTCCATAATACCTTTTTCAGAAACTAAAGCTTTCTTTATTTCGTTTTCTATAGCTTGTACTTGTGTAGGACTTAGAGAGTTTTTACCCGAGTTTGCTACAGCAGTTTCAAGCAACATATCTCTAAACAAATTATAAGCAGCTTCTCCTTCTTTATTTCCTTGATAGATGTATTCAAAAGCTAATCTAGGTAAACTTTTAACTCCTCTTAGTTCTCCGTATATTAATTCATTTACTAGATTTAAAACAGAGCTTTTATCTCCAGAACCGTATCCAAATACGGTAGAAGTGGGTTTAGCTAGAGATCTAGCTTTAGAGGATATATTACCTTCATCCGTCAAAGTAAAGGCTTCTTGAAGCTCTTTAATAAGCTTAGGAGCTATTTTATTAATTACTTGCTCTAAAACTTCAGATTTAGGTATTTTTAAAAACTGAAAAGCGCGTTTAAAGTTAGGAGAAAACTCATCTCTTAGCTCAGTAATTTTCTTAGCAAAAAGTTTGTATAAATCATTTTCTCCTTGAGCATATCTATCATTAATTCTTGCAGTATCGGTAGTACCGAATACTACTCCACCGGCAGCTAGGTTGTCTACAATCTCTGGACCAGAAGCATACTGCATAGTCTTAAGAATCAAGCCGTTGTTAATCGCGTCTATTTCATTAGTAAGTACGGTATCAAAACTATCCTTATTCTCAGCAATAGCATTAGCTAAATCATTTATAGCAAACAATCCCATTATAGCATGAGAAGGGTTTTCTATCTCGATTTTTGTATTATTTAAAGAATACTTTTCAGGTCTTTGTAAAATATCTAGAACTCTATCTAATCTAGCTTGTTCATCCATCTTAAGCATCTTAGATACTAAATCTTCTCCAAAAGCTATAGCTTCTTTAGTAGATTTTTTATCCGTTGAGAACCCGAAAGCTTGAGCCATAGATTGATAAAATACGTCATCTACCCTTCCGTCTTTTATTTCATAGGTTTGCATAGCTTGCTTAGGAACTACAAAGAATCTATGGAGTTTATTAGCTTGAGGGTTAATTGTAGAGCTTGCTAAGAAGTATCTACTATTCTTACTCATAAAGGCTTTAAAATATATAGGATTGTTACTATCCTCAGAGTTTAAGTAATTTTGTAGATGTTCTATAGAATTATCTATTTCTAGATTTTTACCTCTTACGCTATCTAACTCTGAAGGTAAAATATAGTTAGGGTCTGTATAGTTATCGTTATCTTCATTATTGGTTATATGCTTATATCCTAGAGCTTTTTTAAGTATTTTTATAAAGCTAGCATTATTAATAAGTTCTGTTAGTTTCTCCTTAGCTAAAGGAACGAATGGAGTCTGCTCTATAGTATTTAAAGCATCTACCTGTACATCCGTAATAGGTACTACTCCTTTACCTTTGATGTAAGTACGGTGATTAAAGTTCTTTTCTGGAGCTTCTGTTAGATAAGAAGATACTGCTATATCGTCAACTTTCAAAGCATCGGCTAGTTCCAAAAACTCTTTGTATATATTACTGTCTTTAGAACGTTTAAGCATATCTTCTTTTATTTTCTTTTTACCTAGTTTATAATATGTTATAACCGCTTCCGCATTTTCTGCTTTAAAGTCTATCTCACTACGATTAAAAGAGTGTTGAGTTATATATCCTTCGCTTAGTAAAAGCCTTACCCCATACAATCCTAGCTCTTGTTCAATTAAAGATAACTGCTCCGAGGATATTTTATCTTCTAAAGGTTTTACGCCTAAGTCGTTTAATACCTTATGCCCAATGTCCTCTAAAACAGAGCTTTCAAACTCTCCTCTTTGTAGTTCTTTTATAATATGTTGAGGAACTTCGTCTATACCAAATAACTCCTGTATAGCTTTCATAGTTTCAAAGTAATCGTTTGTAAAGTTCATAGGACTAGACATTAACCATTCTAGAGATCTAAAGAGTATACTAGCTCTAGCTCTTTCATCCTCTAACAAATGAACTGCATTAGCTATACGTATATGTCCTCCGCTATCAGTATAGTTTAACAAGTTATGATCAGTATCTTGCATAGGTATTATATTACGTAACTTCATAGTTAAATCTGTGTAAGCTTTACCAAAGAACTTTTTCAGAGCTTCTCTGCCTTCATCAAACTTCTCTTGAAAACGTCCTTCAGGATTAATTGCATCTCTGAAATACTCGTGAAGCTTCACAATTCCTTCAGAATTAATATTTTCTTTTTGTCTTACTGCTTCGGCTATCTCTTCATCAGGTAATATATACTCTAATATAGGGGTGTAGTTTTTATCTGAATCAGTTTCTTCTTCATAAACTTCTTCAGTTTCTTTGGCATCTAATCCTAGTTGCTTTCTATCACGTACTATCTTATCTAACATCTTAGCATGATTGATTGGAGTATTAGTATAGTATATTAAAGGAACGTTATCTAAGTTTCCTTTAGATATTTGTTCTCTTATCCACTCTCTACGGTTAGGTTCTACATCGTTATACTTATCTGTAGTTAGCCAATCATAATACATTTGAGATACTTCAGCATCGTTACCTACTCCCTTAGATCCAAAGTTACGAGTAGATAAGAACGGGTTTCCAAAGTGATGGTCTTTATCTAAGGTAGAAATGGTATCTGTACCACTATCTGATGAAGTATAAACTCTTAGAGTATATAAACCTTTTCCCTCTTTAGCTAGTTTCTTAGCTTCTTCTACATTTCTGCCTATAACAATGTTAGAATTTTCTACGGTAGGTTTTTCTTTATTTTTAACTTCTTTACTACTGTTAACTAAAGAATCTTTATCAGTCTTTTCTTGCTCTACTTGCGTATCTGAAGTTATATTAGGTTTTGATATTTCGTCTTCTTCAAAAGGTACTTCATCCGTTTCAGTGTCTTTATTAACCTCAGTTTCTTTATTTTTGGTAGGTTGAGCTTTAACGTTTTCTTGCTCTTTTTTAGTAGACACTACTTCTTCTTGTTTCTTCTCATCTGGCGAAGGTTTTTTAACTATAGGTTCATCTTTAACTTCTTGCTTAGGTTCTTGTTTAGGTTCTGGCTTAGCTCTTGTAACTAGTCCTAAACGTTCATCAGCAAGCTCTTCCATAGTTTGAATAGCATTAAGTTCTCGTTCTAATTCGCTATCTATAGATTGAATAAACTTATTCTTAACAGCTTGTCTATGGATATGGAATATATGCGAGTCTTGGACATCTTTTTTATTTACTTGACCTTGAGTCTTTTGAATAGTTCCGTTAGGGTTTAGCTTAGGTATACTGACGGTTATAACATCTCCATCAGTATCTTTAAATATATAGTTTTTAGCATATCTAGCTAGTTTTAGCTTATTTGCGTGAGAGACTTTAAAACTATTGAGTCTATTCTTGATATTTACTATAGCCTCTTTAGAAGTAGCTTTAGACATCAAAGCGTTTAAGTACTGTATCATACTAGGCTTAACGTTCTTTGTATCGGTTTTACCGAACATAAATACGTCATTGCTAGTATTAGTTATACCTTCGTTATTATAACCTCTTAGTATGTTATTCTTTACTTCACTAGCCATTAATCTAACGGCATTAGCTTGACTCTTTGTAAAGAGTACTCCAGACTCCTCTACAGCCTTAACTAAATCTAGGAATTTTTTGTAATTCTTTTCTGTTACACTATCCTCTGTGTTATTGACTCTGCTATTAGACGTACCGTATGTAGAGCTTGACCCTTTTATAAATTTCTCTATAAAATCAGGGTTTCCTAAATGGTTAGACATAATAGCTTTTTCTAAAGCAGAAAAAGATTTAAATCTCCTTGCCTGTTCTTGAGAATCTGCAATCTCTCTTAGCTCAAAAGTTTTACCAACAGTATTTTTAATAACTTCTTGAGTATTCTTTGAAAGTCTATCTACATTGTTTGTCTGACCTATAATACTTAGAGCTTCAGATATTTCTTTAGCTTTTGCATTATTCATATCTTCAAAATCTTCAGTATATTTTTCTATGGTATCTAAAGCAGATTGTACTTCAGGAGTTCTGTTATCAGTTCTTGTAGTAGCTTTTACGTCAGACATTCCGGCTAATTCTTGAGCAGTTTGGCTGTTATCTGCTTTGCTCTTAATATGCTTAGCATTATCTACCGAATCTTTTGTAAAGTTATAAGTACTTTGTACAGCTCCTCTAGCTACTCCAGCAGTTCCTCCTATAGCTCCTCCAACTAATGCTCCGCTAATACCGGCTTCTCTAGCTAGTTTCTCTTTTTCCGGATCACTCAAGTCAGGTCTTGCATTAGCTAGCTCTAAATGCGTTTGTAAATATTCTACTCCACCTTCTAAAGCTCCTGCTGGAACTGCTCTTACAGCCGCTTTACCGGCTAAGCCTACAGCACCTTTTACGGCTTGTTTACCTATATGTTTAGCTAAACCTCTAAAGCCTACTATCTCAGGAGCTTGTTCTGCGGCTTTACGTATGAAAGGATTTAATTTATTTAGACTCCAAACATTCTCCGCAGCACTCTTAAATCCTGTTTTAGATATAGCTTCCATTTCTTCAGCCGGAAGCCTTTTAAGAGCATAGTCGGCTACTTGTTTTATATCCGCTTTGAGAAAATTCTTTGGAACAAAATTACTACCCATTAGTTTAAATAAACCGTTTATCTCTAAGTAGTTAAGACCTGCATAACCAAGAGCATACGGAGTCTGAGCTAGAAATTCGTTTAAACCTATCTGATCTTTATATAAACCGTTAGTAGGAAGACCGTTCATTCTTGCTTCGGCTTCTCTGCGATCTAAAGCCATTTCGCTAGCTTTAGAAGTAGTTACTCCGGCAAAGGCTGCCGCTTTAGCTCCCCAACCTAACGGACCGGTAGCTATTACGGCAGCGGTTTCAGGGTTTATAAACGATTCTCCAGCCATTCCTAAAAAGGTAGATAAAGCTTCTATAGGAAGTATTCCGCCTTGATCCCATTGCCGTTTTAAGTCTTCAAGAGTATTGATACTCTCGGCTCTCATATCTCTTTTAGCTTCTAAAAGTTTATTTCCTCCCCAGTTAAGAGCTTCTTGAAAAGGTTTAGTTAGCTGATCATTCTCTACGGACGTTTGCCAGTCTTTAGCTACTCGTCTGCCTAACATTTTCATATTAGCTACAAAACCTTCTCCGTCTTCAGGACGACGTAACGTAGGGTCGTCTTCGCTCCACGGCAAAGCTCTTGAAATGACTCTACCGCCTGTTTCTATGGCATCTCCAAAACCTTTAACGCCTGTAGCTAAGCCTTTACTCAAAGTACCAAAAAATCCTGCGGTATTTGCTCCTACGTTATCCCAAAAACCGTAATTCATAGGATTTTCAGTTCCTAATAAACTAGCTCCAAACTCGTTTACTGCATCGTCTACAGTATTTATATTAGCTTGCGTAAGAAGATCTTTAGCAAGCTTTTCTTTTTCGTATTGCTGTCTTTGATATAATTCTTGATTCTGGAAATTTTCCAAACCTAACCTAGCTAAGCCTATATTACGCTTAGTTTCAAACTCGTTAGCTTTACTAAGACGTTCATTAGATTTATTCATCATTTCTAAAAGAGAATTAACTCCACTATTCTTTGCCATACTTTCACGAGTAAATTGCATAAAGTCTGGAGAATATGGATTGGGAGCACTTTGTATCTGATTTCGTTCCATATCTGTTATACGTTGTTTTAAAGCTAAAGCTTGTTCGCTAGACTGGTATGCTTCGTTTACAAGCATTCTTGTATATTCCTCATTCGACATCTCTGAATCATCGTGGATACCTTCGTTCTTTTCGTTGAACTTAGTCTGAAGCATATTCATTCGTTCGTTAAGAGTCATTTCAAAATCTCCTTTAGTTATAAGTTAGTTTTATTACATAAATAATAAGATATTATAACTAAAAAAGAGAGTAAAAATTTTAAAAAGAAATTAAGAAAGAGTCTTTTATAATACTGAAAATTTTTTAAAATAAATGTTAAATGAAGTGATATGACTTGGAATGATTGGATAAATAAGTATTCATCTAAAATAGATCAGAATGAATATGGTTATGAACGTATGTTCGTAGACAGAGTACTTTCTAAGATTTATAACATAAAACCAGATGACGTTATTCCTCAGTATCATTTTGTAGATAAACATAATGGCAATCGTTACATAGATTTTGTTATATGTATTACTCCTACAGATATACTACCCATAGAACTTGATGGAGCAGAAAAGTTTTCTAAGTACGACATACTACCAGATACATTAGATAGGCAAAACGACTTATTAAAACGTTTTGGTAGACTACTTAGATATTCTAATAGACAGCTTTTAAATAATCCTCAAAGTATTTTAGAAGAACTAACAGAGTACATAGATAGAGTAAAAGTTAATAAAAATATTCAAGAATTACAAAAAGTTAACTTACAAAGATATGACGAAACGGTTAAATTAGCAAAAGAAACTAAAGAACAAACTAATGTCTTAAAACAAGAAATAAATCGTTTATCTAGAGCTAATCAAAATACCGTCAGAGAGTTAGATGAACTAAAGACTACGAAAAAACCTATAAAGCGTAACTTTACAGGATTATTTCTTATTACTATTTTAGTTATATCTTTAAGCTTTTTATTTAAAGAAAATACTAATGCTACTGAAAAATATACGGATCAAGAAATGCAAGACTTTTCTGATAGACCTTTAGAAAATCCGGAAAGATGTAAAGAGTGTCTTAAACCTTCTCAGGCTAAGGATTTCATAGGACAAGATAAGCTTGTCTGTGGTGTAGTTACTCAAATAAAGGAAATACCGCAAGGAACTTTTATAAATTTTGAATCCAAATACCCTAATGTAATTTTTACAGCAGTAGTGTGGAAAGATAAGTATAAAGAATTCACATCAGGTTATATAAAAAGCTTACAAGGTCAAAGAACTTGTGCTGAAGGAGTCATTGAAGAATATAAAGGAACTCCTAGAATACAAGTACTAGGTAGAGCTTATTTAAACAGAGTAGATTAATGCAAGCTATATTCAATATTTTTAAAAATCTTTTTCGTGCATTAGAAAGTTTAATTCTTACTCTCGTAAATCTGATAGAAACTTTGCATCAATATTCCTGCATTTGGGATTACAAATCTTTAAAATTAAAAATGAAAGCTCAAAAAGAAATCTTAGATCTAGTAGAAGAGCTAGGTGGATTAGATAACATTAATCAAGATAAAGAGAAAATCAAAAAAGTACTAAAAGAAGTAGAGGCTTGGAAGAAAGCAGGATTAGACGAGTGGGTACAGAAGTAGATACTGTTGATTGGTCAGATAAAGCGATACTTGAAAAGGTCTTAAAGAATTTAGAGAATTTTGATCTATACCCAAGACAACGTGTAGCTAAAATAATTCTCGAAATATCTTTAAAAGACGAAATAAATATTGAAGCCGTGGCTGATGTTCTGAGCAAAAGAGCGTACTTACTATATGAAGTAAAGTATAATCAAAAACCTAACGAGTATTCAAAAGACGTTTTAGAAAGCTATATAAAAGATTTTGATAACTCTTGCAATGAGTTTTTAAAACATTTCATCTCTTATAAAACTAACTACTTAAAAGAACGTTGTTTACAGAAAGATTATGTAGAGCCTTTAAATGCTCTAATTAAAGCAGTAAAGAAAGCAGATATAAAAATAACTGAAGAAATAGTGTCTTTAGTAAGTAAAAGTATATACTCGTCTTTATATCAAAAATATACTACGCTTCATAAAAAACACAGTACGAATATAACGTTAGTTTTACCTATAATACTTTTGCATAGCAATACTGTAAATAACGTATATAAAGTGTTTTCAAAGACTATATCGACGCAAATTATTGAAAACTTTATAGAAAAACTTTCTTTAGAAGAGGAATTTGAAGTATGGGAGCAAGAATGTGCAGAAAAGCTAGACGAATATAAAAAGATAGCTAAAAATAAATTGAACGGTTTTCTTAATATTTTTAAAGGTAAAACAAATGTCTGAGTGGTTTATACAAGCCGTAAATTATATAGGAGACAAAACTTGGTATTACTACACTTATTGGGCATCAATGTTTATTGAAGATAAAAGATTGCACTACCTTGCGGATTTAAAAAAAGATTTTTTAAAAGATGTTTGTTTTACTTTATTTAGCTCTGCTTTACTAGCTTTAGTACTAACAACTATTTATATTATTATTTATAGAAACAGACAAGAAATAAAAGTTTCTAAAACTAATATAACACAAGTAGCTTCGATAATAACTTTTATTAATTTTTTTAAATGGGAATTTATATTACTTTTTCCATTGCTTTTGATAGCGTGGTGTATTACTTATATAAAACTCCAAGAAAATAGGAAAATTATAGAGAAAGTTAAGAGCTGGTCTTTTGTTATTTTCTTAACTTTCGCTATTTATTTTATTCTTTCTTCTTCTTGGCTTTTGATATAATTTAATCTAGATGTAACATCCAACTATAAGTTCTAGGTTCTTCATTCGCGTTTCTTTCTCTAGCTTTTCTTTCCATTACTTTTAAAATTTCTTTAGCCATGGTCGGATCTACGTATCTAAGAGATATATCTAGCTTTTCTTCTTTATTAATTTTTTCGTCGTTTACCGTAGGTCTTATGCTATCTTTGTTCGTCGTAAGAATGTTGTAATAGGTAGGTAAAGAACCATCTGAAGTTCTACTCCTAGAAACTTCTTCATAAGCTCCTCTCATATCGTCAAGAATATAAGCAACTTCTTTTGCCTTTTCTCCGAAAGCTTCTAAATCTCCTGATTTTAGAATACTTTGATATTCTTTACTATCTCTACTTTGTGCAAATGCAAGTACTGCTTTAGCAAATGTAGGGCTACTTTTTACATTTAGACCTTGGTCTCCACGAGTATTTATAAAGTATGTAAGCAATCCTACCATATCTTGAGCATATCTGCCGTTCTTTGAATCTTTCAAAGCATCGTCAAAAGCTTCTTGATCTTTTTTAGGTAAAGAAAATTTAATATCCGTAATAAATCTTCCCACCTTTCCGGCTATCATTTCTTTAGTCTTTTCTCCGTTATGAAATATAGGTTTATCTAAGGACTTTGTAACGTTTTGGATAAGCCTAACATTCTCTGAATAATCAGATCCTCTTTCCGGTAAATCCTGAACTTGTCCGCTGGTATTTTTGTATATTCCTACATTTCCGGGAATATTCTTACTTACGTGTTCCAAAGACTCGAAAGGTCTTTGATAATATACTCCGTTGGCTACACCGGACTTTGCAAGTCCTCCGTTAGTGTTTTGATTTATATAGTTACCATAGCCTTGAGGAAGTTCTTGCATCTCTTTAGTTTTTGGATTCAAGTAAAAAGCTTTAGTCGCCGTAGGGTTGTTTTCTACCATAAACTGCAATGCAGCTATAGCGTTAGGGTCTCCTTGAGTAGCTCTATCATAGAGCTTATCTGCATTGCCTTGTTTCATAGATTGAGAAACTAATTGAGCTACATCAGTAAGATTACTCTGCTGTTGTCTTCCAGCCATTAGCTCCTCAGCTACTTTAACTGCTTCTTCCTCAGCTTCTTTAGGTAGAGTAGTAGTTCCATTAGTTAGCTGTAGCCCATTCATGACAGCAGAGATCTTTTGAGGATTATTTCCAAAGAGTTGATAAGCTTCCTCTAAAGTCTTTTGATCTTGTAGAGAAAGTACATTCCAAGGCTTGTAAGTAGCTCCGTTAGTTTTATTACTAAACGCTGCGGCATCTAGGTATGCTTGAGTTATACCATCTTTACTGTTTTGAGCAGATGTGTTAGGAACTACTACGAATTTTTTTTGCTCTGGATCAAATACTAAATTAGAATTTTCTAGAAGAGTATCTTCTTTTTGCTGACGTTGTTTAAGTCTTTCAGATTCTTCTTTTGCAATATTGAAATTAAGTTCTTCTGGAGTATATCCAGTAACATTTTTAACGTATTCTCTAAACCCTGCTAATTCCTTAGCGGCAAGTTGATCTTGATTTAAAAGCCAGTTAAGTCTAGCCGTATTTGCATTAGATGCTTTTGCACTTGCATTAGAAGCGTATGCATTAGCGTTAGAGGAGTTTATTTCAGCTTTTATCTTATCTAACTCTAAAGGACGTTTATCGACATTATGCTTATACTCTCCTAATTGATTTGCTATTTTAGGTTCAAGGGTACGTTGATCAAAGTCAGCAATAGCTTTTGCACTGTCTGCTACAGCTTTTCGATAAAGTACTTCTATAGGATGTAATTCTTTGTCGAAGTCTATATCTTGCCTACCAGCTTCATTCATAATATCTAAACGAGTATTCATCTTTTCAGCTTTACTTAGCTCAAACGGATGAAGCTCCTCTTGACGCTTTGCTTCAGCTTGAGAATCAAAGAGTTTTTGTAGCTTAGCTAAAGTATCTAAGTCGCTGTAGTATTGAGGCGTTTGAAAGTGAGGTATAGCCATTTGGCGTTGAGGATCAAATATAGCCATGATCATGCTCCGTATGCTTTAGATAAATTAGCCCTATTAGATTTAAGTCTATTGTATTCTGCTCTTTGCATAGCTAAGTTCTCTCTAGCTATTTCTCTTTGCATTTCAAAGTTCTTTTTCTGTTCTTTAAATGTTCTATTATTTCTAAGCATATCGTTAAAAGCCGTTATAGCTCCTACGGTACTCATTACTGCTCCACCGACATCTTTTATAAGACCTCCATTCTGACCCCACCAAGACATATCATTAGACATATTGCTACCATTAGTTATTCCTGAATTGTAAAGCCCTTGAGACATTTCCGCAGGTCTTACTCCCCACTGTATATTGCTAGTTGAATTAGCTAAGCCTTGAGCATTGTTTGATAACTTAGCTAAGTCTGCTTGACTTAAAGAATTTGTCCAGTCCGAAAAGTTTTGATTCCAGTAGTTGTTAAAATTATTTGAATATGTATTAGGGAAATTCCCGTATGTTTCTGCCAAACCGTTCATTTAGTACCTTTCATATAAATTTTGATATTCTTCATTCTGTAAATGGTAGTACTTACCTGACTCAATCATCATATAACAATGTTGAGCAGTAGCTACCGTATACATATCCTCTATCCCTTGACCAGTATCTATATCTATGTTGTATTTAGATAAGTTTAGAAACCCTTTGTTGTATTCATCGTATCCTTGACCCTCTCTTTTTAATTTAGCTACCTCCTCTTTACTTTTTTCGTACAAGCTTTTTAACACTTGTTCGTTTCTAATAGCCGTAAGAAAATTCCAAGAAGTAACTACTGAACCTATGATAGCCATAACTCCTGCAAATTGCTGTAATAACGATCCGCTTAATCCTGCAATACCGCTTACGAAACCTCCTGCAATTCCTATAACAGCTCCTATCCTAGATAGAAGCTTATTGTTGTACATTGCTCCAAGTAGAGCTAATCCTGCACCAAGTATACTCATTCCCCAACCCATAGAACCGGTCCACCAAAACACTACTATTAGTACTATACCTATAATAACTAATACAAAACCTATGATTTTACCTAGTATAGTTCCTTTCTTTTCTTCCCAACCGTACTGATAGTATAAGAGTAAAGTAGATTGAAATACTTCTAACTTTACTATGTGAGGAACTTTCCTCCACAATTTTACAGGCATTGGACATAAGTGAGCCATATTAAGTACTAACTCGTCGTCTTTAGTTTCTCCTACATATGGAGGAATATAATTTACCCTATCATCATACGTAAAAGAAGTCTCTTCTATAACATAAGACTCTACTATATCGTTATCTCTATATACGGAAGGTTTTACGTATTGAGGATCTAATATATTTCCAGGATTAACCCAAGGTTCTCCAGTAATTCTAGAAAACTCTCTAACGTCTATATCTAAATAAAAAGAAGAAGCTAGGTTATGTCTGTCATATTTAGATCTAGATTGTTTCTGAGAAGACATATTCTTACCGTAAAAATTATAACTTTCTAGCATTCCTTCAGAGTACCAATAACTAAGGTTAAGACCGTATTGAGTAAACTTGTAAAATATACTATTAGCTTTTTCTACAGGATTAGACATAGAGTAATCAGGAACATTTAGATATAGATAACAGTCTCCGCTTCTAGGTTCTGTAGATATAAAACAGATTTTATCTGTTCTCATATATCTAACTGTACGTTTTACCCCTTGTACTCTTAGTTTAAATTTATTAGGACCTCTAACTAATGTAGTATCTACATATAGGTTATGTTTGGGAGCGTCTTGATGGTACATTCCAAAACCTAACGTATTATCTAAATACTCCATTATACATCTAAGGAATCTTTGCCATAGCTTATTAGATCGAGTCTCTTTTTTAAAGAATAAACTTAAATCAAGATACTGTCCTACGTCTGCTTCATCTATTGAACCATTCTCTTGCATAGTTTCTATAAGATCTTTACCTGCATTCTTTTTCTGTTCTTCAGTAAGCCCTCTTAGCTTTTGAGCAGGTACTTTAGGTTTTTTCTTTTTATATTTACTTTTATAGTTTCCTTGAACTAAGGCTCTATCTAAGAGAGTAGAAGTCTTTTTATCCGTAGGCAAGTACTTTTTTACTGGAAATATAGAAACGAAGTCTATCTTTTTAACTTTTGTTTTATCTATAAAGTTTTCGTAGTTAGTTCCTTTGTAGATATTTCTTTTACCGTTACCGTCTACATATTCTATAAAGAATCTTTTTTCAAACTTTTCTGAAAAATACATAGCATATAAAGTATCTGTTGCATCATAATCGGTATAAATGTACTCATATATTTTTTCAACTGTTCTTACATTGTTTCCTTTGGCATCTTGCGTAGTCTTTACTTCTTCGTGTCCTTCCCAAGTAAAGTAAGCAGATGTTCTAAATACTTTTGTCTCTGTATCAAAGTATGAAGCAAACGTAGATATTTCTGTTTGAGTTACTCCAAACCTAGTTTTTAGCTCTTCGTAGAGCAAAGGTTTCTTTACGGTATTTTCAAAATAACCAAAACTAGGGTATACTCCTAGATTTTCTATAGATATACTCTCATTTAGATTATACGTATATCTAAAATCTGGAGGTACTGGATCAGGTAACGGAGGTTGAGATATAACTTGAAAAATATTAGAATTGATTAATTTCAGAGTATATCCGTTATGGACGTATGTTTGAGTAGTGTAGTCATAACTAGGTAATTGTAATTTTATATTGTATTCAGACTCTAGTGAAGCATTAGTACCGAACTCTTTAGATAAGATCGTTACATCCGACCCTATAACGTTTTCAAAAGCTTCTTCGTTAAACTCTAAATTAGATACTTCAACATTAAAAGAATAAGGAAGTTTTTTCCTTGACCAAGCCCTATCGTGAAGGTTCTGAGAATTCATCCTTTGAGAGTATCTAATAGTAGATGTATCAAACCCTGCTCTCAGTTTTGAAACATACTCTTCTATAAAGAGCTTCTGAACATTGTTTCGTTTGTTTTTAGATTTACCTATAGTAAACTTATGTAGAGGGTTTCCGTATAAATGGGTATATCTCTTAGCGTGATGTTGTACTTTTTTACTAAATAATCCCATAGAAACCCTTTCATAAACTTATAAAGGTATAGAAGACTCTAACCCAGCTCTTGCAATACGTCTTTCTACAGCGTATAAAGAGTCGCTTACGGCATCTTTCCATTCTTTCATAGCACTATCTTTAACCATATTGTAGCTTTCGGTAAATTTGCTAGATTTAAGAACTTCAGGCATAGTGTTTTCATCTATATCTAACATACCGGAGCTAAACATATCCGTAAAAGATTTGAGTTGTATTTCTAAAAGTTTTACTTTTAAGTAATCGCTAAAGCCATCAATCTGTCTATCTAAAACTTTAGTCTGAGCTCTTATATTCTCTTGTTTTAGTTTAGTTAATTTCATCTCTTCTTCAAGTTGTTTATTACGTAATGTTAGTTCTTTTTCTTTCAGCCCCATTTCTTTTTCACGTAATTTCATTTCTTTTTCTTTAAGACCTAACTCTTGTTTCTTTAGTTGTAC